CTAATAGTTTTGTGTCTTCTTTATTTACTGCTGCTGTTACTTCTGGAGCTTCTGGAACTTTTACAAGATCAACTGGATCGTATTTGACTGATGGATTCAAAATTGGAGATGTTGTTCGTTGGAGTGGTTGGTTAACCACTGGGTTACCAAATAATGCTCATAATTTTTTGATTACCTCCTTAACAGCCTTAATTATGACTGGAACAATGCTTGATGGAGTTGCAGTAGGAGCAAAAGCTGCCGGAGATTCTGTTACCTGTACTGTTGTTGGAAAAAAGAATTATATCCCTTCAACTGGACATATTTCGTATTGGTGGGCTGTTGAACATTATTTTAGTGACATTACACAATCAGAACTTTTTTCCGATTGTAAAATCAATAGTGTTGCAGTAAAACTTCCTGCTACAGGAATGTCTACCATTGATGCTAATATTCAGGGCTTATCAATGACAACCACTGCTGGAGCTTACTTTACTTCTGTTGCTGCTGCTTCAACCTCTGGATCATTGGCTGCGGTAAATGGAGCTTTGTATGTAGGAACTACAAAAGTAGCTTTGCTTACAAGTTTGGATTTTGATATTACTGGAAATTTATCTTCTGAAGCTGTTGTTGGTTCCAATGTAAAACCGACCATTTTTGATGGAAAGATTGAAGTTAAAGGAAATATGTCAGTTTTCTTTGAAGATGCAACTTTCAGGGATTATTTTATTAATGAAACAGAAGTATCAGTAAATTGTGCATTTACCACATCCAATGCTGCAAATGCTGATTTTATAGCTTTTAGTTTTCCAAGAGTAAAAGTTGGTGGAGCAAGTAAAGACGATGGAGATAAAGGGTTGATTCAGACTATGCCTTTTGTTGCCCTGTTTAATACTGCTGGTGGAGCAGCCGTTTCCACTTTGGACACCACAATGAGTATTCAAGATAGTACAGTAGTTTAATTTAGTATAAAATAATAATAAGAAGGAGTACGGAAATGGCAAAAAAAGCTGGGATAGACTTAGCAGAAATCGACACAATTAAAAAATCTAATTCGGGATTTGATGTTCGTATTTATCACCCGGGAACAAATGAAGATTTGGATATTGTGATTACAGTTCTTGGAAAAGATTCTGATGAATTTCAAAAAGTGAGTAGAGCACATTCCAAAAAAAGAATGGCAAAATTATCTAAGGGAGGGTTTAGAAGTAATGCTTCTATCCCTCTTGAAGAAATTGAACAGGATGGAATTGCTCTGCTTGCTGCTTGCACCAAAGCATGGACTGGAATTATAATTGATGGCAAAACCATTGATTGTAATCTTGAAAATGCTCAAATGGTATATGAACGGTTCCCATGGATAAGGGAGCAAGTGGATTCTGCGGTAGGTGACAGAGCAAATTTTATCTAACGCTGACGGAAGCCCTCATCGAGTATGCCGAACATGAATTCTCCCTAAATGCTCGGCAGAAAGATGGAGCAACCCTTCGGGATCACCTGGAGTTAGTCCGCAAACAAACAGGAATATGCCCCGAACAGCTTGAACCAGCGGAGTTACCAGAATGTCTTTTTTATCTTTGGAATTGGTTTAATGTTTTATCATCAAAACGAGGGTATAGTGAATTGGGAGTTCTACCCTTAACTTTTACGGAAATTTATTCCTGGACTCAACTTACCAAAATAGAATTAGAAAGTTGGGAACTTCATAGTCTTACTACGATTGATGCTGTTTATTTAACGGAGACCAGAAAAAAATGAGTGGAAATATAGAAGATGTAGGAATAAAAGTCTCTGTTGCAAGCTCTGATTTAGGTAGAGTGCAAAAAGAATTAGATAGTTTTAAGCAAAAATTTACAGATGCCAAAAAAGAAATAGAAGAATTAAAAAAATCCATAGAGAGTCTTTCAAAAACTATGGGGACCTCCTCTAAAAAAGGAGCTAAGGCCACTGAAGAATCCTATAAAAGTTATTTGCAATACATGAGTGAAATGAATAAACTCATGTCCTCTTTCAATAATGTTTCTGGTACACAGAAAGGACTTCAAGACCTTCAAAAAAATCTACAAACATTAAATAATGAAACCAAAAAAGCATACGATAATAGTAAATTACATGCTGACGGATATAATAAATTAGGGATTGCTTCTGATAATTTAAACAGTAAAATAAAAGAACATATAGCTAATTTAAAAGATCAGCAATCAGGAATGTCCAAATACAATAATTTAGCTACACAAACCCAAATTATCACGGCTAATAATGCAAAGATTTTAGAAAATGAACGAAAGAATATTGCTGCTTTAAACGAGTTTAAACAAAAACAAATAGCATTACAAGCCCAAACAGCCACAAGTTATGCACAAGCTGATAGAGAAGCCGTAAAGTATCATGCTACATTAAAAGCCCAAACAGCAACCTCTCAAGCGATGTATATTCAAAAAGCAAAAGAGTCTCAAGCTATAAAAGACAACATTGCTTTAGTAAAGGCGGAAGCTCAAAGTTCTACCAGTCGAATAGCTGCAAAAAGAGCGGACACCATAGCTGCTTTTAGCAATTTAGATGCACAAGAAAAACTTAGACGAAGTTTAAAAGCTGTTTCCGCTGACTATGCGTACCATGATAAAGCCGCACAAGAATTTCATAAAAATTTACAGAAATCTAAAGAACACACCGAAAGTCTATCCACCAGTATGTTCAGTTTTGCAAATGCTTTAAAAGCTTTTGTTATAAATGAAGTTTTCCAAAAAGTAAAAGATTTGGGAGTGGCCGTTTTTGAAGCAGGACAAAAAACACTCCAAGCAGAAAATACTTTTAGAATAATTACTGGTTCCGTTGAAAAAGCAAATTCCGAATTTAGATTTTTAAGAGAAACCGCAGATAAACTTGGTTTAAATTTTTATACTTTAAGAGATAGTTTTAAATCTTTCCTTGCAGCCGCACAATTCAGTAAACTCCCATTAACAGAAGTTCATGCAATTTTTAAATCTATTTCAAATGCTGGTTCTGTTTTAGGTTTATCAAATGAACGAATGTCTTTGACCTTCTTGGCTTTGGAGCAGATGATGTCAAAAGGCAAGGTGTCCATGGAGGAGCTAAGGAGGCAATTAGGGGATAGTTTGCCTGGAGCGTTCCAAATTGGTGCAAAAGCTATGGGAATGACAGTTGAAGCTTTTGATAAAGCGGTTTCTGCTGGACAAGTTTATTCTGATGATTTCCTACCTAAATTTAGAGTTGCAATGGATGAAGCTTTTAAAGGAACAATTCCGGAATCTGTTTCCGCTTTAAATAAACTTTCAGAAGCTTGGGAAGATGCAAAAAATAAAATGGCTTCTGATGGTTTTATGGATAAAATAGCTTCAATAATGAGGGAACTTACAGAACAATTAGGGGATGCAAGAAATATTGAGGCTGTAAAAACTATTAAAAATCTCTTTGCTGATTTAGCTATTTCCGCAAAGGATTCTATTAAAGAACTTTTACCTGTTGCAAGAGGTATTGTAGAAGTTACCGAAAGTGCTGCGTCAGGTTTCAAT